TCGGCGAATCGATTAACAACGTTGATTATGATCTCGAGAGCGGCGGCCATGGCGATTATACCGATGCCTGCTCCGGCACCGAATCCAGACGAACCGGCAGAATGAGCAAGTAGCGCAAGACCAAGAATTACTGCGTCAAGAGCAACGATGCCCTTTCCCAGTTTCTTAATATCCATGTCACCAAGGATTGTAACCGCGTCAACGATTTCTTTTATCACAACGGTTATCGCAAGAAAAGCAACGCCGGATCCCATACCAGCTTTGCTAGACGCCGCCATTGCAAGACCTAAAGCAGCAAGCATTCCAGCTAAAGCTATTCCACCCTGCTTAAGTACTTCGGGGTCCATTTTACCAAGTGTCTCAAGCGGTGGTATTAAAATTATCACGGCCTCGGCAAGCTTCTGGACAGACATCGACATCATAAGAAGCGACGCACCAAGAGCAAACAGACTGTTCTCACTCTTTGGAAGCTTAGACACCAATATCGCAATCGCACCAAGTAAAGCCTCGATCCCGGCAATACCCAAAAGCGCAATCTTTAACTGATCTCCTCCAAGATTCGACAAAGCAAGAATTGCTCCGGTCATGATCGCTATAGCTCCTGCAAACTCGAGCATAAATTTACCAAGAGCGTTGATAAGACCCATCTGACCGACAACTCCGACGATCTGTTTCTTAAGACCGCCTTCGCCGTCACCGCCAAGACCCTTCAGTATCAGCTTAAGAGCGGTTACAAGAAGTCCAAATACCGCAGCAATAGCTCCTACAGACTGCCAGAGCTTCTCTTTTGGTACGAACGATAAAGCAATCAGAGAACCTGCGAGTATAGCTATAGCTCCTGCGATTTTAATAAGAATATCAGCCTTAAGGTTCTTTTGGTAGTCCTTTAACACCCCGCCAAGCTCTTTGAAAGCTCCTGAAGCGGCTTCGAACATCTCTCCAACTCCACCAAGAGCACCCGTGAGATTTTTGAAGCTCATAACAAAGCTTACAAGTGCTCCGGTGTTAATCCAGTCCATAAGTTCACTGGCGTTCATGTTTGCAAGATAATGACCGATTCGTTTAATGAAGTTTACTACCACATCAGCAACAACCGGGAAGTATTTGGTAATATAAGGACTGACTTTGGCGATAACGTCCTTGATCTTAAGAAACGCCATACCAAGTCCGCCAAATATAACCGTAAGAGGTGAAAGTTTGGTCTCGGTTTTCGATACGAAGTTGTCCATCGAGCCGGTGTCGATACCGTCAAACTCTTTGAAGGTCTCGCCAATATCTTTTATGGCACCCTTCATTAACTCTTTAACTTTACCAAAAGCTTCTACGATTTTTGGACCGAGGTTAAGAATTTCTCTTTTGTACGGTTCGAAGAAATCAATAAGAGCCTGTTTAGCTCCGTCCGATTTTATTCCCTCGCCGAGTCCTATTATTTCGCCCTTAACAGTATTAGCAAACTCTAACAGACCTTCTTTTACTCCGGAAGCTTTAATCTTCTCAGCAAGATCATTAAACTCGTCTTTTATGAAGCCTGTAAACTTCGTGACTTGTTCCGGTATATCGAAGCTCGCTACAAGATCTTTAATTACTTCTATGAGTTTAAGAATTCCATAAGCCGCGGCCCCAGCTACAACAGGAAGCACTTCCATGGTATGAAGAAGTGCTGTATCAATAATGCTCGATACGATCCCCTGCATGTCAGCTATTTTGTCGCCAACCTTTCCGAGAACCGTTAAGAGACCGTTGCTGCCATTAAACAGAACACTGAATAATGGTGTAACAACTACAAGCAGAGTATGAAAAGCATTGTAGATTATCTTTAGGATCGCAAATAATCCTCGGAAAACGCCCTTAAGCCCAGTCATCTGAGCGGTTGCCTCGCTAAAAGCAAACATCAGATTTCTAAACTTAAAGGAAATATTCGCAAGGTTTTCAGCTGTGGCAGGAGGAAAGAACTCGTGGAAAGCTTCCTGTAAAGGTATTACAACGTTCTTAATCGCCTGAAACGCCGCCTTGAGGCCGTCAAGAACAGCTGCACGGCCATCCATCGCTTTCCAACCCTTAAGTGTCTCGTTTCTGGCGTTAGACATGTTGGTTATGTATGTTCCAACAACATCGTTAACTCGAGTCCAAAGATCCTTAGCCTCGTAAAAATCACCGAATACAAGTTCCCAAGTTTCAGCCCAGCCAGAACCAACAGCCTCTTTCAGGGTGTCCATCAACTGAGTAAAAGACTTTACTTCCTGGGCCGCCTTAAACGCTTTTTTACCAAGTTCGTCTTCTTCGTTAGCATATCTACCAAGAGTGTCGATAAGAACGTCTGCGGTTAACCATTGGTACTGCAATGAGTCGTTAAACGCGTGTGATGCACTGACAACATCATCAAACAGTTTACCCTGGTTATTCGATGTAAGAACCGTATAGGTGCCATCAGCGTTTTTAGCCACAGTATTCATGGCCTCGGCTGTTTTAAGTAACTCTTCCTTAAACTCAACCGTGGCCATGTTAGCGTTCTCAATTGATTTCCAGTCGATAAGTTTTACCGTACCCGATGACAACGCCTGAGCAAAGTTATACATCGCGTGAGATGCCTGGTTTGCATTCGCTCCGGAGAGTGCCGCTTCATTTGAAATACCCTGAATGGCAGCAACCGCTTTATCGAGGTCAACACCAGCATTTGTAAACTTACCGATACTTTCGGTCATATCAGAAAACGAATATATAGTTTTGTCGGCGTATGTGTTTAATTCTTCAAGTTTAGCCTTTACAACATCGAGACCAACCGAGTTACCATCAGCATCTCTTGCACTGTTTAAAATCGTCTGAACCGATCCGAGCTTAAGTTCATACTCGTCAAATCCTTCTTTAATTGGCTCAATCGTAAGAGACTTAAGCATCTGCTCGCCGGTCTGAATCGCCTGTCGACCAATATCTTCAAGCGCACCGGTGCAGATTCGTCCCATCACAGAGAAGTTGCCGTTAATTTTGTCAGCGGCAGCTAAGATAGGACTAAAATCAACGCCCTTAACCGAATTATTTACTTCGGAAAGACCTTTGGAGGCGCCTTTAAAACTTAAAGCCTGTTTCAGCTTATCAAGAGTAGACAGGCTCGTAGACGCATTTTTCTCGAAGTCTTTATTGTCAAATTTCATAGAGACAACGCGTTCTTCGATTGTCTTGCTCATACTTTAGACACCTCCTTCGTTAAATCATCAACTATTTTGTCGAACTCTGGCTGTATAGCCGGGTTTATGTAATCTCGACCCTCTACCCATCCTCCGTTCTTGGTGCCGTGTCCGTACTGTAAAACAACAGCGACACAAACACCGTCGATAACGTTGGAATTATAAAAAGAGAGAGTGGCCGAGTTTCTTTCACGAGTTATCTTGTAAGACCACGACCTTGCAGTCTCACCAGTATCCACAGGGGTCGCCTCAGAAAGAACTTTCACACCCTCTCTTCCGTATTTGTCAAGAATTCCGAGCCGTACTGTTTCTTTCAGCCGCTCGATGTATTTCGTGGTTTTTGTGAAATCCCCGTCCTTACTAAGCGTAATCATCGATTATCCCTTTGTGTTAAACTTGGCTTTGTTCGCCTCGTTTATGGCGACATACTCGTTTAAAACATCACGTTGGCTTCTCTTCTTAGGTTTCTGACTCTTTATTTCACAGATTCTTATAAGAGTCATGAGACGGTTCAGATGCCACTTTTGGCATTCGAACGGGATTCGAAACGCTACCATCCAGTAATAAATCAACTCAGCGGTCACCTGTTCGCGACTTCTTCGTGCCGGGCCTCTGCTTTTTATCGTGGTAGCGGTATGCGGAGAATTCATATAGTCGGTTATCTCCTGAATATTCTGTCTGGTCAGACAATAGTAAATATTCGGATCAACATTCTGTGTGATCGTCATACAGCGGAAATAATCGAACAATTCTTCGTCTGTTTTGTCAGCATTTGACAGGAAGGGTTTACACCATTTTGATTCCCACTTGGAGAGTGAGACGAGAGAGTGTTCGAGTGTTATGGTTCGTTCTTTCATGTAGATGAACCGCTCA